ACTAACATCACATCAGTTGGAACACTTTCTTCTCTTGATGTAACTGGTAATGTTACTATTGGTGGAACATTAACTTATGATGATGTAACTAATGTAGATTCGGTTGGATTTGCTACATTTAGAAAGGGAATAGAGGTTCAAGGTGCTGGTTCAACAACTACAACCTTAAATGTAACAGGTGTTTCTACATTAAGTTCAGCAATTGTAGGTGCTGCAGTAACTATTAATTCTAGAGGTATTGATATTGCTTCTGGTGTTATTACCGCAACAACATTTGATGGAAACTTAGCAACCACTAATTTAACTGGCACTATAACCAATGCTCAGTTAGCAGGTTCTATTGCTAATGCGAAGTTATCCAATGATTCTGTAACATATACTGCTGGTAATGCTTTAACAGGTGGTGGTGAAGTTGAATTGGGATCAAGTGCAACACTTAATGTTGCTGTTGATGATTCTTCTATAGAAATTAGTAGTGATTCTCTACAAGTAAAAGCATCTGGTATTACCAATACAATGTTGGCAGGTTCTATTGCCAATGATAAATTAGCAGGTTCTATTACTAATGCTAAACTTGCTCATTCATCAGTAAATTATGGTGGTGTTTCTCTATCTCTGGGTGGATCAGATACAACACCTGCATTCGACTTAACCGATGCTACTAACTATCCTACCTCATCTCTAACTGGCACTATAACCAATGCTCAACTTGCAGGTTCTATTGCTAATGGTAAATTATCCAACTCATCAGTATCTTATGGTGGTGTTTCTCTATCTCTAGGTGGATCTGATGGAACTCCAGCATTTGACTTAAGTGATGCAACTGATTATCCTTATGCATCACTAACTGGAATCCAAACTCATATTGTAGGAGATACTACTCCTCAATTAGGTGGTAATTTAGATTTCAATTCTAAGTATATTACAGGAACTGGTGGAATTAATCTTAGTGGTGTAGCTACTGCTACCACATTTAAAGGTAATTTAACTGGTGATGTTACTGGTGATGTTACTGGTGATGTAACTGGTGATGTAACAGGTAGTGTTGATACTGGTCAATCTGTTATTAGTGGGATAACTGCAACTAAAACTTCTACTTCTATCGCATCTGTTGATACCTTTAGTGCTTCTACATATAGGTCTGCTAATTATCAAGTACAAGTGGTTCGAGGAACAAATTATAACATGACTACTATAAATATTATTCATGACGGAACCAATACTTATATGACTGAATATGGTTCTATTAATCAACCTGTAGGAATAGCAACATTTGGTTCAGATATTAATAGTGGTAATGTAAGGTTATTAGCAACTCCTACTTCTTCCGATTCAACTGTATTTAAAATAACAAGAACTGTAACTAAGGCTTAAAATGAAGTCATTTAATCAATTTATTAAAGAAATTAGAGCACCAGGAGAAGAAGAGTGTCCAACTGGAATGAAGTTTGATAAAAAACTAAAGATTTGTGTTCCCATAAAGGGTAAATCTAGTTATGGTGGACGTTGGATGGGACATGGTTACAGACCTCATGATCATAACGGTAACGGAAATGGAAACGGTAATGGTAATGGTAATGGGTCCAGTAACGGTAACGGAGGTGGTAATGGCAATGGTGGCGGTAACGGTGCTGGCGGTGGCAACGGCGGTGGCGGCGGTAATGGTGGGTGATAAATAAGTTTTTAATTACATTATGGAACAACAAAAACTAAAATTTACCATCCGACAAGATGGTCATGTAACTGAAGAAGCCACTGGTTTTACTTCTCATCAATGTGTAGAACTTACTAAACAAATAGAGGAGAAACTTGGAACTTTAGAAACCCGTCAATTTAAACCCGAATTTTATTCTAACAATGTCGCACTTCAGCACAGTCAAAACCAAGATCAAACACAAACCACAATTGATTGAAGCATTAGAACTTCTTCAATATGATGTTCAGGAGAATAAGGAACTTATAAATCCTCTTGACCATCAGCATGAAAAAGTAAAGGTTGATATTTCTATAGGTGATGATATTGGATTCCGTTTGAATAATAACGGTGAATATGAATTGGTTGCTGATATTCAAACATGGAAAGATCCAGTTCCACCAAAAAGATTTGTTGAGAAAGTTACTCAACAGTATGCTCGAATGACTGTACATAATCAAGTTAAGGAAATGGGATTTCAAGTTGAGGAGGAATGGGAAATGGATGATAATAGTATAGAATTAACGGTGACACGTTGGAATTCCTAAATATAACTGTGATAGAGTCTAAATTTAATGCTTTTTAAAGAAGGATACTTAAATCTTCCACTTAAATTGGAAATCCCAGTTACTCCCACAGAGTTTCAATTGGGATTAATGTTCAGAGAAAATCTGGATGAAGATTGTGGAATGCTTTTTGTTTTCAATGAAAGCAGTGAAAAATCTTTTCATATGAATCACACTCAGATTCCTCTTGATATTGCTTTCATCAATGAAAGTGGAATCATTGAAAGTATTAAAGAATTAAAACCACTTAATCCAGTTCCTGTTTATTCTGATGCAGAAGTACTTTATGCATTAGAAGTAAATCGTGGATGGTTCACAGAAAATAATGTAAACGTTGGTGATCAAATTCTAAATACTCTTTCAGAAGATGTTGAGATTCATGATGCTGATGGCAATCTATACGCAACTGTCATTGACATCATTAAACCAGAACCAATGAAGGTTCCTAAATCAAACATTTATTATGAAGACCCATTAAAGGAAGCAACAAGACTTCCAGGGTATAATAAAGTAGGAAATATAATCCATGTCTATTTGGCTTGGAGAGGAAAGAATTACATGCTTCAGATGTTCTTCCCCCATGTCAAAACCCCATCACGCAGAGAAGTACAGGATCAAGTGAGAAAAGTGTATCCTGGTGCTAAACTCTGGAACTACCAAGTTTCTAACCATGACCCAGGAGAACCACTCCTCCAGGCAGGAGGATGAGAGTAAACAAATAGAAGATTTAAAGAAAAAAGCAGAGAACTTACAAAGAATATTAGACCTAACAAGAAAAACCCTAGATCATGATAAAAAATTTATGTTAAATAAAACAGATAGACATTTATTCGGTGAAATGATGTAATTATGACTGATGACATTTATCTTGGTAATCCCAATCTAAAAAGAGCTAATACACAGATTGAGTTTACACAAGATCAAATAATGGAGTTTTTGCGATGTAAAGCAAATCCAGTTTACTTTGCAAAGCAGCACGTTAAGATTGTTACTCTAGATGAAGGTCTAAAAGGTTTTCAACCTTATGATTTCCAAGAAGGTTTAATTAATAATTTCCACCAGAATAGATTTAACATTTGTAAGATGCCTCGTCAGACAGGTAAATCTACAACTGTTATATCATACTTGTTGCATTATCTACTTTTTAATGATAGTGTAAATATTGGTATTCTTGCAAACAAGGCAGCAACTGCTAGAGAACTATTAGGTCGTTTACAGACGGCATATGAAAATGTTCCTAAGTGGATGCAACAAGGTGTCTTGTCATGGAATAGAGGTTCATTGGAGTTAGAAAATGGTTCCAAAATCTTGGCTGCTTCGACATCTGCCAGTGCTGTTCGAGGAATGTCATTCAATATATTGTTCTTGGATGAGTTTGCATTCGTTCCAAATCATATTGCTGATTCGTTTTTTGCCTCTGTTTATCCTACTATTACTAGTGGTAAAAGTACTAAAGTCATTATCGTCTCGACCCCCCACGGAATGAATCACTTCTACCGCATGTGGCATGATGCGGAAAGAGGTAAGAATGAATATGTACATACTGATGTTCATTGGTCGGAAGTACCAGGTAGAGATGATAAATGGAAATCACAAACAATAGCAAACACATCTGCTGAACAATTTAAGGTTGAGTTTGAGTGTGAGTTTTTAGGATCTGTTGATACTTTAATTGCACCATCTAAACTTAGAACTTTAGTGTATGAAGATCCAAAGACTCGAAGTGCTGGTTTAGATGTTTATGAAGATCCACAAGAAAAACATGATTATGTAATGACAGTGGACGTTGCTAGAGGAGTAGTAAAAGATTATTCTGCTTTTATAGTTACTGATATTACAAGTTTTCCTCATAGGGTTGTTGCAAAGTATAGAAATAATGAAATAAAACCAATGTTATTCCCTAATGTTATTCATCAGGTAGCAACAAAATATAACAATGCTTTTATTTTATGTGAAGTAAATGATGTAGGAGATCAAGTAGCATCTATTTTAAATTATGATTTAGAGTATGAAAATGTATTGATGTGCTCTATGAGAGGAAGAGCAGGTCAAATTGTAGGACAAGGTTTTTCTGGAAAGAAAACACAACTTGGAGTTAAGATGTCCAAGACTGTTAAGAAGGTTGGAGCATTAAATCTTAAAACACTTATAGAATCGGATAAACTTATATTTAATGATTATGAAATAATGAGTGAACTTACAACATTCATTCAGAAAAGTAATTCATTTGAAGCAGAAGAAGGATGTAATGATGACCTTGCTATGTGTTTAGTCATATATGCGTGGTTAGTAGCACAGGATTACTTTAAAGAATTGACAGATCAGGACGTAAGAAAAAGATTATACGAAGAACAAAAGAATCAAATAGAACAAGATATGGCACCATTTGGATTTATGACTGATGGAATGGATGATGAAAGTTTTGTTGATGCTGATGGAGATAGATGGTTTACTGATGAATATGGAGATAAAGGTGGTGGAATGGACTATATGTGGAACTATAGATAGGTGTTCATTGATTGCTCATGCATTTTTGACCCTCCGTAAATACCCTTTTTAATAAATAATTTCACGATAAACTGAGAAATTCGGAGACAAAAAGCATGGCAACTCCTCAATTATCTCCTGGTGTATTAGTCAGGGAGGTTGACTTAACAGTAGGAAGAGCTGATAATGTACTTGA